GATATATACCTTGAAAAACACGTAACAACCTAACATATGTTAGAAATCAAGGACTTACAAATAACAATAGGCTAACAAAGCACATAACACATAACAAAGGGGCTTTCACTTGCGCTTGCGCTTGCGCTCTCGCTCGGGCTACTATCACTACAACTACTATCACTACAACTATCACAAAAAAAATTTTTTGTGAAAACAAAAAAAGATTGACAGCACACGCAAAAAGATGATACGATGCTAGCATCGTATCACCCAAGGCACACGGATTACTTGTTTGCAATACTTGCAAGTTTGACAATGTTGTATTCAATTCCGTTTCTTTTGAATAAATCTAGAGTAGCAATAACTTCGCACATCTCATTATTGCTGTTAGTTGAAAAAATAACAGAATCGTCTTTCCCGTCTTTTTGTTTAAACTCTAGAGCAAAAATTACAAAATGATCATTCATTTTAAAAACCTCTCAGAGAAAATTAATAAAGGGTTTGTGGCTAGCAGGTTTCCCCACTAGCCACGGTGTACTGGCTTAACCCAGTTTGTCGATATCACCGCCCATAAAACCGAAGATATCCATCAATCCCGCTTTGTTGTCAGATGACAGACTGCAGGTAGAATCGCCTTCTTCCTCTGCTTTGAATATACGGTTGATAATGGTCTGCAGGTCTGCAAGGGTTTTAGCGTCAACACCAGTTGAACCCGAAACACGATTTTTTGCAGTGATATAGCCCGATGCTACTTTCACTCGTTGCCAGTAAACGTCAACCGTAGGGATTTCAAACCCTGCAGCCAACATCTCAGACGCAAACGCCGCACGTTCACCCTTAACACCTGCTTTTGCTTTCCCTTTCAATTCATACCAAGGGGTCAGGATATCGCCGTTATCATCTAACTGGTTGAACATAATACACAGGGCTTTAGCGTATGACTTGATTAAATCACCAGTAGACTTTGCACCGTTTACCAACCCTGCGCGCGCAGCGATCAGGTCTTTGGTGGCTTCGTCAAATTGCTCGATTGATGTGACTAGCATGGTATTACCTCTCTAGGTTTAAACCTAACAAGTGTTAGATTCGGGTTATATTGAACCAATCTCGATCCAATACCTAGATTGTACCACAAAAAAGGGTATAACTCAACTTTATCGTAAACAATAAATCAATATGAAAACCTAACAAATGTTAGGATTCAAGGGCGAAGGGGAAGGGGTAAGAGAAGGAGAGCAGGGATACAGCGCACCCCCCACCCCCCAAATCCCAAGACGGGACTCCTACCCCTATTACACTATGATCCACACATTAGATATCCATCACCAAGAAACACCCCCCGTCATCACTTTGTACCTCCCACACCCCCACATATATTTACAAAATTTAAAAGTTGCGTATACTAAGCGCATCGGAGCCACAAAAAGCACTGAACAACTATGCCTGCTATTAACGTAGAACCTGCAAATGATTACCCCGTTCCATACAATACGTCCGATGAAAAACCGGCTACGTTTAAAGATGAGTTGACGGTCACGGCGAATACCGTTGATTTGCTTGAAGGCCTAGGCATGCAGATCGAGGCCAGCCCCGCCGATGTTGAACGCACCAAACGTTTAGTTGCCGATGCAATTTCGGGTCAGAAAACATCTGTGCTTCAACAACCCACTGCAGCCTTTGCAGCCCGCGAGTTCCTTAAAGCCTACGGTAATCAGTTAGCCATGGATGTGCATGAGGTGCGTTCAGCGGTGACAGCTAAGCTCATGGAGCTTGCCAACTGCGGCGACCCTAAGTTTGAGTTAAAGGCTCTTGAGCTGCTCGGTAAGCACAGCGACATTGGGCTATTCACTGAGCGCAGTGAGATTACGGTCAACTACAAATCCTCAGGTGATCTTGAGAACGCAATTAAAGAACGGGTGCGGCGGCTGCTCAACGCAGACATTGTGGACGTCACGCCTATTGGGGATGATCTGGATACTGAGTTAGGTGTAGTGGACCTAGGCGAAATTAAAGAATGATGGGTCCAGCCAAAAGCATATTGGAAGAAGTGTCCCTCAAAGACATACCTTCTATATTAGCTAAGCTAACTGAAAGCGAACGACACCAACTGCTCGTTGAGCTTGAGCGGTTGCAAGAACTAAAAGACAAAGAGCTTGCACAAGAGAAGTTTTTGCCATTCGTTGAGCGCGTCTGGCCTTCGTTTATAGCAGGGAGACACCATGCAAAGATGGCTGCAGCATTCGAGGAAGTGGCTAACGGAACGTGCAAACGACTTATCATTAATATGCCTCCACGCCATACTAAGTCCGAGTTTGCGTCTTACCTATTACCTGCTTGGTTTTTGGGTAAATTCCCCGGCAAAAAGATCATCGAGACAGCTCACACTGCTGAATTGGCTGTTGGCTTTGGTCGTAAAGTTAGAAACTTGGTGGATTCGGACGCGTACAAATCCATTTTTCCGAATGTTGGCTTACAGTCAGACTCAAAAGCAGCAGGAAGATGGGCAACCAACCATGGTGGGGATTACTTTGCTATCGGTGTGGGGGGCGCTGTTACGGGTAAAGGAGCGGACATCCTTATTATTGACGACCCACACTCAGAACAAGAAGCCACAGTAGCCGAAAGTAACCCTGAGGTGTACGACAAGACCTATGAGTGGTATACATCGGGGCCTCGCCAGCGTCTGCAGCCGGGAGGAGCCATTGTCATTGTGATGACAAGGTGGTCAAAGAAGGATTTGACCGGTCAGGTGTTGAAATCTGCGTTACAGCGCAGTGGTGAAGAGTGGAAAGTCATTGAATTTCCAGCAATTTTGCCCTCAGGTAACCCACTTTGGCCTGAATTTTGGCCTATTGAGCAGTTAGAAGCCCTCAGAAATGAGTTGCCGACAGGTAAATGGCAGGCTCAGTACCAACAACAGCCAACTTCTGACGTAAACGCTATTGTTAAGCGTGAATGGTGGAGGAATTGGGAAGATGACAACCCGCCAGCCTGTGAATTTATCATTCAGTCATGGGATACGGCGTTTTTGAAGACTCAGCGTAGCGACTATTCAGCTTGCACAACGTGGGGAGTGTTCTACCAAGACGACGATGCGGGGTTTTCACAGGCCAATTTGATCCTTTTGAATGCGATAAAGAAGCGCATGGAGTTTCCCGAGCTTAAGCAACGTGCGTTTGAGGAGTGGAAAGAGTGGGAGCCAGATGCGCTGATTGTCGAGGCAAAAGCGTCAGGTACGCCGTTGTTATTTGAGCTGCGGGCCATGGGTATACCGGTGCAGGAGTATACGCCGAGCAAAGGTAACGATAAAATAGCTAGACTTAATGCAGTAGCTGATATATTTGCGTCAGGTAGAGTGTGGGTTCCGGGTACACGTTGGGCTGATGAGTTGGTTGAGGAAGTAGCGAGCTTCCCATCGGGCGAGCATGATGACTTAGTGGACTCAATGACTCAAGCGTTGCTGCGGTTTCGCAGAGGTGGGTTCATACGGCTGGATAGCGATGAGCCTGAAGAGGTTCGTGAATTTCGTCGCAGAAAAGCTGCGTATTACTAGGATTACTCATGGCAACTCAGAAATTCATGGGGAAGAACCAACTTATAGACCGGCTATCTGCACAGGTAGGTAGTAAGAGTGCTGCGCTAACGATTCTAAAAAAACGTGGACAACTAAAAGCTGATGGTGAGACGCTCACTGCTAAAGGTAAGAAGCGCGATGCAATGACAGCAGAAGAACGTGCCAAAGACCGAGCTTCTAAGCAACAAAAAGTTCCAGCGTCTGAGTTTACTTACAACCCCAAAACTAATACTGCAAGACGGAAAGGTTAAATATCATGGCGATGGAAAAAAGTTTGTACGCAGCCCCTCAAGGTCTTGATGCGTTAGACCAGATGAACGAAGATGAGCCTGCACTTGAGATTGAGATTGAAAACCCAGAGTCAGTGACCATTGGCCTAGATGGTGAGCCAATACTTGAGTTCACTGCTGAGGAAGCCGAGGAAAATTTTAGCGAAAACTTGGCTGAGGATATGGATGAGGGTGAGCTTCAAGCCCTTGCCAGTGAGCTAACCAGTGACTACGAAGATGACGTATCAAGTCGCAAAGACTGGATGCAGACTTACGTTGATGGGCTTGAGTTGCTTGGCTTAAAGATTGAAGAGCGCATGGAGCCTTGGCCCGGTGCGTGCGGTGTATATCATCCACTGCTTACTGAGGCACTGGTTAAGTTTCAAGCCGAGACAATGATGGCGACGTTCCCTGCTATGGGGCCGGTCAAAACTCAGATCATTGGGCGCGAGACACCTGATAAGAAAGAGGCGTCCCAACGGGTTCAGGAGGATATGAACTACCAGTTGATGGACAAGATGACCGAGTATCGCCCTGAGCATGAGCGCATGCTGTGGGGCTTGGGTCTATCGGGTAATGCGTTCAAAAAGGTGTATTACGACCCGGCGCTTGAACGTCAAGTGAGTATCTTCGTACCAGCAGAAGATATTGTGGTCCCCTACGGCGCATCTAACATTCAAACTGCTGAGCGTGTCACACACGTTATGCGCAAGACCGAGAATGAGCTACGCAAGTTGCAGGTGGCAGGGTTCTACTGCGATGTGGACTTGGGTGAGCCAAACAATACGCTTGATGAGGTAGAGAAGAAGATTGCCGAGAAGTTAGGGTTTAGGGCAACTTCAGATGCACGGTACAAGCTCCTTGAGATGCAGGTCAACTTAGACCTAGCAGGGTACGAGCATAAAGACGAGGACGGTGAAGAAACAGGGATTGCTCTGCCGTATATCGTCACGATTGAAAAAGGTAGCAACAAGGTTTTAGCAATTCGCCGCAACTGGGAGCCTGATGATGAGACTTATGCGAAGCGTCAGCACTTGGTTCACTACGGCTATGTTCCGGGCTTTGGGTTTTACTATTTTGGTCTTATTCATTTGGTGGGGGCGTTTGCAAAATCGGGTACGTCGCTTATTCGGCAATTAGTTGACGCCGGTACGCTGAGCAACTTGCCGGGTGGGTTTAAGACTCGTGGCATGCGCATCAAAGGCGACGACACACCAATTGCCCCCGGTGAGTTCAGGGATGTAGACGTACCAAGCGGTACGATGAAAGACAACATCTTGCCACTCCCATACAAAGAGCCAAGCCAAGTGCTGCTGGCTCTGATGAACCAGATTGTTGAAGAGGGTCGCAGGTTTGCAAACACGGCTGATCTACAAGTCAGCGATATGAGTTCACAAGCACCAGTGGGTACAACACTGGCGATTCTTGAAAGAACGTTGAAGGTGATGAGTGCTATTCAGGCGCGTGTTCATTACTCAATGAAGCAAGAGTTGGGACTGCTTAAAAAGATCATTGCTGACTACACACCTGAAGATTACAACTATGAACCAATTGAAGGTAGTCGCAAGGCTAAAAAGTCTGACTACGATAATGTTGACGTTATTCCTGTCAGCGATCCTAATGCCTCGACAATGGCGCAGAAAATCGTCCAGTATCAGGCCGTTTTACAGTTAGCTATGCAAGCACCACAGATGTACAACATGCCGTTGTTACATCGTCAGATGTTGGATGTGTTGGGTATTAAAGAGGCTAATAAGTTGATCCCGATGGATGAGGATCAAAAGCCAAAAGACCCAGTGAGTGAGAACCAAAATGTATTGATGATGAAGCCTGTGAAGGCGTTCATGTACCAAGATCATCAGGCTCATATTGCGGTGCATATGTCAGCAATGCAAGACCCAAAAATTATGCAATTGTTGCAGAACAATCCTATGGCTCCGCAGTTGCAAGCTGCGATGATGGCGCATATCAATGAGCATTTAGGGTTTGAGT